ATGTAAATCAAAAGATTTACCACGTGCCACCATTTCTAATATTTCCGTAACCTTAGACATTGGCACATCCGATGCACTGTATGTAAATCGCTCTACTGTGAACATCGGGGTAAACTTTCCTTTACCAGACTGTGCCCTTGTGCTACCTTGCGTATAGGTAGTTTCAAATGCTACAGCTGTGTCTGAATCTGGTTGCCAGACTTTTTTATTATTGATTTTTATATAATCCTGTGCCATTTTTTACTCCTTTCTACGCAAGGCTGAATGGATTTCTACCATTACTCATTTGTCTTAGTTTTGCTTCTTCGATAAATTCATCAAACAACGTCCTGCGGTTAATCTGTGCTGTGAAGTGATAATCTCCACCGTTGTTACTATTGCTATCAGACTCTAAGGACTTCATAACAGATAACAACTGTTCAAGTAAGTTAATCACGTCATTGTTGTTGCTGTATGTGCCGTTCTGCTTCTGTGCGATCACTGCGGATGCTTTCGCAGGTATAATCTTACCTGTTGCAATCTCTGGTGTTTTAAATGGTACACTTGCCAACTCTTTAGACTGATTCATAAAGGTTTTTATTGTATCTGGGAATGCTCTTTCCAGACCAACACTAATACCTGCTGGTAGCATCTTTCCAACCTTATCTCGCATTAATCTTGATGGAGAATGGATTCCAAAGAAACTCTTTACTGAATCAAACGCTTTGCTTGCAAGACTTGTCATTTTATCAACCAAAATCCATGCAAAATCTCCAATACCTTTTGCTATACCTTTTACAATGTTCTTTCCAACGCTTAACCAGTCCACTTTTGTAAACTTATCTTTCATTTTCACTACTGCATCTTTTGCTTTAGTAGCTAAACTACTAGGTAAGCCCTTAATTCCATTGACTGCATATGTAATAATTTTCCCTGCGGCTGTCTTTACTGTTGATAATTTACCAGTGATACCACTTCCAACATTTTTGACACCATTAGTACCTATTTCTTTTAATTTGCTAGGCAAATTTTTGATACCATTTACAAGGCTACTATATACGTTTTTTATTGCATTGACTGCATTAGGTTTTGCACCCATGATACCGTTCTTAATGCCCACAATAAGACTTTTACCAAGTGACAACCAATTGTAGGCTGCAAACACACTAACGATTGCCATGATAATTTTTGGAATACTTGCGATAAGTGTAGGAATTGACTGAATCAATCCTTTAATCAATATCGCAATAAGTTTCACACCTGCGACTAAAATTTTAGGTGCATTATCATTGATTACACCTGCAATGTTAATCACGATTTCAGGAACATTTTTGATGATATCTGGCATGGCATTAGCTATACCTTTAGCAAGATTTAACATAAGATGGAGACCAGAATCTACTAATTTTCCTGCATTGCTTCTTAAGTTTGCAGTAAAATTGGTCAGTGCTGATAATCCTTTACTGATAAACTGCTGTGTACCATTTGTGATACCTTTTGCTAAATTATCCATAAAGGACGTTCCAAGACTAGTTAAGGCATTGAGTGCTTTACCTGCAACAGATATTGCTTTTACTAAGATTCCTACCCAGTCAATTCCGGTCAATAACTGTGCTAATTTAGTGCCTAGCAATGACCAGTTTGTAGTATCTAAGGCATTTTCCAGTGTTGTAAGTATTCCGATTGCCAGACCAGAAAGTCCAAGACTAATAGAATTAACGTCTATCTGCTCTATTGCACCATTTAACCCCTGTCCAATAGATTTACCGATTGTATCCCATTTAAGGGTATTTACTGCTCCTGCAAGCATCTGAAAAGGTATATTGATACGGTTTGCAAACAACCGTCCTACGTTGGACCAATCAACCTCGTTAAACATTCCATTGATACCAATACCAATTTTTGCTCCTAAGTTCTTCCAGTCAATTCCCTCGATCAGTAGATTTAGAGTATTCACAATTGTATTAATACCTGCACCAATGGTTCTACCAAGTAAATCCCAGTCGATATGATCCACCAGACTGTTAAAGGTCCGTGTAAAAGCATTTACAAAATATGTAATCTTTGGGCCTACATTATTCCAGTTGATCGCATCATAAATCTTTTGTAGACCTTTGTTGATACCGCTAGCAATATAAGCTCCAAGTCCCTCCCAATCCTCTTTCTTTATGAGGTCCTTAATCTTCTTAGCAATGTCTGCAATGGAAGATTCAATAGGAACTTTCTCAAACATATCTCCAATGGATGGACCAGTGTAACCACCGCCACCACCTCCACCGCCTGCGGATGGTGTAGAAGAACTAGGGGTATCGTTATCTTTTTCTTTTTGATACTGTCGGATTTCATCCAGTCCAGAAAGATATGTCTGTATCTCTTTATTTGCCTTTTTCGTAGCATTTGCGTTATTCTTTGTGGCTTTTGCCGCCTTATTAGCACCACTGGATGTTTTATTCAATGATGCCGCATAATCTTCTTGTACGGCTTTCGCTCTTGTAAAAGATTTCTGTCCTGTCAGTGCCGCTATAAACATTCCTATATACGTGATCGCTTTCGATAACATATTCATGAATGCCGTTAATATAGGTGCAACTACGGACAAAATCGGTGCAAATGCTGTTGCCAAACTGTTTTGTAACTGAGTTAATGCTGACATCATGGAAGATATCGAAGCATTAGTAGCTGACGAATACTGTGCAAGGTTGTTGATACCTGTCATGATTCCACTGTTAACTTTAGAAATCATTCCAAAAACGGTAGAATATAATATACTCATACCGACCATTCGACCAATAGAAAATCTTGCATTATTAGCACTGTTTGTTGTGCTTGTGAAGTTCTGTGCCAGTCCACTAAGACGTTTTCCAAGTCCAGATACAACTCCACCCATCCTACTAAAGACAGATGAAATACCGCCTGTCTTTGTCTTAGCACTGTCCACAGACTGACTTACATTCTTAAATGATGAACCAAGCCTACTATTTGTGTTAACAAGTCCTTTTTCTTTTGCATCTGTCTGCGTTATTTCTTTGTTTAAGGCATCCAAAGCTTTTTGACTTGCACTAGATGCCGTGGCAGAATATGCACCAGTCATAGGGGCTGTCTTGATCGCAGGTGTTTGTACTGTTCCACCACCGCTTTCTAACTGACGTTTCTTAGCGATCAGTGAATCATACTGCCTGCCCAACTTCTCTGCCGCACTCTCTAATGCCATGAAAGCAGGAGAGCTTGTAACACTCTGGTTTCTTGCAAACAATTCTTGCTGTGTCTGTGCAACTTGATTGAACTGTGCTTCTACCTGCTGTAGTGTCTGTTCAAGAATCTGATAAGCTGTAGTGTTGATAGGGCTGTCACTTATCTTTTGTTGTGCCTGTACTGTCTGCTCCAAGCTGTTATTTAACAGTTCTACCTTTGTTTCTGTGCCTGTGATCTCTGCATTAAGTTTAGCTAATGCGTTAGCACTTTCCTTACTTGCCAGACCTGTTCCACCTGTCAGCTTTCCAGTCTTAGGCAGTCCAGTGTTTCCTGTTGTAGATGTTTCCAACTGCTTCTTTTTTGCAATCAACTGTTCATATTGCTGATCTAATTTAGAAGCGGCACTCTCCATTGCTTGAAACGCAGGAGAAGCTGTAGCACTTTGATTTCTGTTAAATACATCCATCTGTGCTTTTTCTAGCTCTGCAAGCTTTTGTCCTGTGCTTTCTATTGCTTTATCTAACGTATCTAGTGCATTAGACTTAATATCTATGCTTTCTAGCTTCTTTTCTGCCTGTGCGGTCTTTTCGATCTGATCTGCCACAGACTTTGCTTTCTCTTCTACGGTATCTAATCCCTTTGTATCTGGGGTTTTGATACCGCCTTTCATTGCATCCTTAATGGATTTTCCGATGCTGTCAACCTGTCGGGACAGACGTTTTAAAAGGGATGTGATCTCTTTTACGCTTGCTTTAGCATCCGTTGTGTCAATCTCTGTTTTGATATATATACTTCCGTCTGCTTTTTGTGTAGCCATTTAATCACACCCCTTTCTGTCCATTAAGAAGTGCATTAAGTCTGTCTCTTTCTGATTGTTCTTCTTCGGTGTATTTAACGTCTAAATCAATAAGATTCTTATTCTCTTTGTAGAAATCACGTTCCCAGTCATCAAGTTTCTTTCCTTTCGCTTTCTTTATGCGAACATTAAGAATCTGTGAAAACAAGGATTCTCCGATTTCCATATAAGCTCCCAAAAAAGTCCACCAATGAAGATATTGCATGGCTCTGATTTCTCTTCCTAAGACCCTATTAACCGATGGAATAATAACCGCACCGTCCTGTTCCCAGTCCATTGTGTGCGGTTTTTTCTTCCCATCGTCTTTTATACCCATGTCAATAAATTCGATGGCTTTTTCTCTTGCTTCTTCATAGTCATGCGGTGGCATTTCGTCAAAATCAATGTATAAAATGGTAAGAGCAACAATCCACTTTTCATCGTTCTCAAACTCTGGATCATTAAAAGTCTTTAATATATCCAAAATTGCTCGAAAATCTGTACGAATATCGTACTTAATGCCACCAACTACTATGGATGTTGGAAGTTCCCAGACTTCCATTTATTTGTGATATTTAGAAGTTGCTCTTTTGATCTTCGCCTGTTTCTTCTTAATTCGCTGATCTGTTACCTGCTCAATAACGTCCGCAATCTCAACGATGATATTCTCAATAAAGAAATCTCCACTTTCTGTTAATGTCAGTGGATTGCAGATAGCAAAAACAGATTTAGAAGCTTTAGAGTTGAGTAAGTAATCAATCTGTTCTTCTAATCTGTCGGATAATTCCAGAATGTCTTTTTCTGTTGCATCTTCTGGTACTTCCATCTTTTCAAGATTTGCAACTACCTCTTCATATCTTCTAATGATATTTAAATCAACTGGGTTGAATAAGAATCTTCCGATTTCCTCATCATTTTCATTCGTTAAAATTACATTTAATGCCCCAGTTTTGACTTTTCGTCTAAGTTCTTCCATATCCTGCACTCCTTGTTATGATAAAACTGCTTTGCTGTTGTCTTTTAAGTCCTGTGTAGCACTTTCTGAAAATGTTCCAGATGTTACGTTGTAAGTACCTTTTTTGCGGTTTCCTGCGTAGTTAACTGTAAATGGAATCTGGTAACCACTTGTGTCTCCACCGTAGGATGTTGGAACAACATAACAATCTTCTGCGTATGCTTCATAAGCTCCGCTTGATGCTTCTTTCCATAGGTGTACTTCTACTGCGGTAGTTTTCAGATTATCGTCTTTGTAACGATTATCAATGATCTCCTGCAACTTCTGGCTTAATGTGCTGTCAGCTTCTGCGTAATAAGGGTCGGCTTCTGAAGAAACCTCATATCCATTGTGTTTGAATGTAGATTCTCCGATAATATTTTTACTTGTTTCTGTATCTGGATTAAGTTCGACATTGTACTCTTCTAAGTCTTTTCCAAGACGTTCATAGGATGGTGTTTTACCACCGCACAAAGAGCCTGCATCTAAGAAATGAGCCATATACTTACGGTCAATTTTACCTGTTGTAACTGCCATTATGATTCTCCTTTATCTTTTCAAGGTCAGTGATCTACATCATGTCGTAGAC